TCACTCTGCCAGATGGCGCAATGCCATCTGGTATCACTTAAAGGTATTAAAAACAACTTTTTGTCTTTTTACCTTCCCGTTTCGCTCAAGTTAGTATAAAAAAGCTGAACAAGAAACAGTAAAAAACATTAATATCAATGTGTTATGAAGATTTTTGTCTAAATAATAGACTACATAATACTGCAAAACACAGCATGTGCAGTCACTATGAATCAACTACTTAGATGGTATTAGTGACCTGTAACAGAGCATTAGCGCAAGGTGATTTTTGTCTTCTTGCGCTAATTTTTTGTCATCAGAACATATCGCACTCCAGAGAAGCACAAAGCCTTGTGTGTCTCATAGGCTATGAAACAATCATTTTACATGGTTACTTCACTACTTCCGCACAATATGATATCGTTCACAATCTAAAAATATTAATAATTTATCCATTACCGCGGTTAATGCCCGTCGCTTCCAACGGGCTTTTTTGTAAATTATATTTTTATTACCTTATATTAATATTGGTAATATGTCTGCATGATGTTTTATATTTAATTTCGTTGACGTCAATATTTTTTGCCAATGTACTTACTTCTTTATGTGAGCAGTTCATATTTTTGACGCCAACGAAACATTTAGTGCTTCCCTTCTATTAAGTCTAACCTAGCTTTTATTCTTTCTATTTCTCTGCGCTGCCATGCCGCCTCGATATAGAATAAGAGATCAGGTCTGACCCCCCATCTAGATCCTGCTGGCGTTATTTCAACGCGCTCAATGATGTCTTCCATTACCATCACTGGATTATCATCCTCATCAACAATGATGCTCCCGTCATTATCAGTCAGCGGCATTTCCCTTTGGCCAGTAATGACGTCATCATATACTGCGGGATAATCGTCATAGCAAAGAAAGGCATAGCGGCATGTTGTGCTTTCTTCTTCCATGAGTCCGTGAGAAATAAGAACATCACGAAGTTGCTGCGCGATTACACCATGATGTATCCTCGCCCCTTCTTCCCCCTTTATAGCGACAGCGTTCAGCCATTTATAAGCGATATACCTGACGTCACCCCAGGCATCCAGCAATGCTTCGTCAGGAGAGACCGGCTCTGTCTTTAATGTTCCGTCACTGGTAATCACAGGATTGGAGCCAAGATAAACTGTCGAGAACCTGTTTCCCGGACCACCAAGAGCATTTACATTATCAAGATAAGGTTTAACATCTCCGTTCTCAAAAAGATGTTCGAGTGCGTTATATACCGCGCGACGTGGAGTACTGCTTCCGGAACCATGCAACGTTATCATTGCACCATCTGCTGAAGACGTTGTTTCACCTCCGCTAACGATTAATCTCTGAGCGGTAACATCATCAGACGGTACTTTCTTCGCAATAATGGCGTAATTACCCTCAAGTTTGACTTCCGCGCGAACTTGTCCTGATGTACCTGCATGGACAGTCAGTGACTGGACGGCAACATCATCTGTGAAATCAACGGGTACAGGAACCGTCCTCACGCCTGACGTCGACATAAAAGTAGGAAGCGTTCTGTTAGGAGTGGCTCCGTAGACAAAATCCCTTGAAACAAATTCTTCCTGTTTAATTTTCACCCTGAAACAATACAAATCAGCCGGGTGACCATCGTGAACATAAGGATATTTTCTGTTGTTATCCCCTATGCTCCATGGGTTTAGAAAGTCTTCCCCACCGAAAATGTAGTACAGCCAGTTGTCTTTGATACAAACTGAACCAACACCAACCGCAGAGTTAACTATTCCGCCCTGATAAATCTGATCAGTAACATTAACCCACTCTACATTATCCAGACTCCACTCATTGACGTTAACTCTGGTCATAAATGTTCTTGGATAATTTCCTGCATAACGGTTATCAGGTTCTCCTCCTTCCCACTCACCAAATGCGCGCTCACTGCCAAAAATAATCAGCTCATCGCCAACTTTGGCAAAAGGAAGGTTTGAGTGATGAACATTATTTGGGAAGCGAAGAGAATTCCATGATGTACCTAAATCAGAGCTTCTGTGCAATGAACTACCGGGTTGAGTACTTAATGTCCCCCTGGTCGTCAGATACAGAATGCCATCATAATATTTTACACATGGCTCAGATGCATTCGCCTCATATTCTACAGGTATGCGTCTGCGAACAAAGCTACCAGGAGAACCGAAAGCATCAGAGAAATAGAGTATCCCAAGCTCGCGTGGATCAATATCACCATTATGGTAGCCAACAGCAAAACTGTTATCGCTAATCGTCGCAAAACTGTGAATCTCAGTAACAGGAGTGCTTCCGTCAACAAAAGAAGGAATAGTTCCAAGACTGGTTTTTCTCCATGGTGACGAGTGAAATGATGTACCAAAACTCCAGTATCTACCCTCGTTATTCTGATCCACATCCTGGGTATTTTGCGTCGTAACTGTAAAAGTATTTTTATCAATAACAGTAGTCACCGTCATATTCCCGGTAACACCTGTAACACCAGAGTTTGAGAAGTTGACAAAATCACCAGCAAATAATCCGTGATCAGTAATGCGAATATAAGCGACTTGCTGATTTGCTGCTTTCGTTATACCACCATAAACGCGAAGGCTGCGACTCATTGGGCGATCCCACAACTCTGCAACCTGCAGTTTATTTCCGCTCACGGTCCGCGTCTCAATTACAGCAAAAAGGCGATTTCTGACAACCCCCATACTCATGCAGTGATAGTTAACTGTGGGATAGTTTTCATGTAAATCTGTAAGCCATTCCGGCGTTGTCCAGGTCTTCCCGTCATCTCCTGAGCGAACCCATGCAACATGGAGGTTATTTACACCATGGCGGTCTCCAGCCATAAAAGGCGCATAGATGACATTGTCATATACAAACGTTTTATCCTGCGTCCAGGCGTTGTACCACGGTGTATCTGTAATTTTAAATAACTCTCCCTGGATAAAATCTTCAGAAGCATAAAAAAGAGGCTGACCCGGTATTCTCTCAAATAAAAAACGAGCATTTTTAAATCGACTGACATCTGGAAGAGTTGATACTTTAAAAGTAAGCCCTCGCCCATCTATCTTTTCACCACCTGTTGCAACAGAAAGTAATTCTGATAGAGCTGATGTGTCATCATGAACACCATCACCAATAGCCCCCCAACCTCTTACATCATAACTGTCTCTCCATCTTGCTATCTGAAGTTTTGGGTATTTATTCGCTCCATCTGGGTCTTCTAATTGCTGCCGTAACTGATCAGGATCATACTTCAGCACATTAGGAAAATAGAACTGCTGCGCACCATACGCATCATAAACAGCCATAGAATGGCCTTGCACGGTAACGAATTTGGCAATCTGTCCGTTATATACCGGATATCCAGCAGCGTTAATGATTATTGGTTGCGAAACAGGAATGTGAGAACCGTCTTCGTTCTCTACATAAACCTGAATCTGGTTTTCAGGATTTACCGGGTCAGTGTCAATTTTACCGATATAAATTTTGCCATTGGCTACGGCTTTAAAAGAACGCGCCATAGTGAAGAGTTGCGAAGGCATACTCACTACAACATTGGCTGTAATGTCTGTCATTTAATTTGCTCCAGATACAAGGAATCGCCGCAGCATTGCCACAGTGATGCATTATTAATCAAACAAAGAGACCACTGTGGTCTTATTGAGGATGCAACCAGCAGATAATAAGATGCCGATCCACTCACAAAAGCGAGGCATCAAGAATGGGAAGAGATGACCCGCAATTTAATCTGCGGCTACCTTACGAATTAAAGGAAAAACTAAAACAGCGAGCCAAATCCAATGGCCGCTCTCTTAATTCAGAATTAGTTCAGATAGTGACTGATGCTGTATCAAAGCCATCCAAAATTTCAGGCTATCGAGACGATGCGGAACGCATCGCTGATGAGCAGTCAGAGCTTGTTAAGAAGATGGTGTTTGATACGCTGAAGGATTTGTACAAAAAACCCACCTGAAGGTGGGTTAATTTTTGCATTTACCTGGGCCATATTGACTACTTATAAAATGAGATCAATATTTAATCGCCCAATAACGGGTGTATGTTGAGGTATATCATGGCGAAAAAACCAGGTGAAAACACAGGAAAAAACGGCGGAATATACCAAGAAGTTGGCCCACGCGGCGGTAAGAAAGACAATTTTGCAACCGTCAAGGACAACGAAAGGCTTCCACCAACAACAAAGCCAGGTCATGGCTGGGTATTGGATAAGCGAACTCCAGACAGCAAAAAGTAATAATCAAGCCGGGTCACTCCGGCTTTTTGATATGTCGCTCGCAGAACTCAACAAGCCTGCTCATTAAGTAGCAGTAAGTCTCGTTGGCTCTTCCTGGTTCAACATCAACACCTACCCTTGAGCAGATATCGAATGCCATGTGAGCGCACTCATGGGCAATAGTAGATAGTTTGCCATTGAACACGCCTATCACATGCAAAACACCATTCTCGCTACTCATTGTATGAGACGCTCCGTTGGCGTCCGAGTCATGCACGTCAACGCCAAGTTTTTGATGCAGGCGTTGCCATTCTGGAAAGTCTCTACAAAACACAATTGTACCGCTCTCAAAGAGCGGAACGAGCATCTTTGGTACGTTTCCAATGTTAACTTTTTTCATGGTATCCTGCGCAAAACTAAGGAGGTTGGTGTGTCTGATTCTATGAGTTACGCTGTGCTAGTTGCCGCAACTCTATTTCTGGGGATAGGGTTGCAGATTGCGTGGTTCTTTTTTTCTAGTTTTATTAAACGTAAAAGAATTGAATCAAGGATATCTGAGATTTCTATTGCTATAGGGAAAAATGCTGAAAATCCAGAGAATGAGGCCTGCGCACTGAATTACCTTAAAGAAAAGTTTTCCCCTGAAAAATTTGAAAACAGAATTACTGATGCTCTTGGATTGGTAATATCAGTAATTCATATGCCACTAAGTTTGCTGATAACAGTGTGGTACTTCGCCATGATCGCCGGAAGAATATTTGGTTTCATGAATATAGAGCCTGTAGTTCTTTGGGTTCCAATGATACTGCAATTGTTGTTAAGCGTTGCTATCTTTATTTTTTCTGTTTTTATAAAAATTGTCTTCGGAAGATACCCCGGAGAAGCGAAGGGATTTAATAAAGAATTCATAAAAACTATAAAATAAATGCCGTCCTTGGCTTACAGTGCTACTGCCGGGTAGCTTCGTTAACTAAGAGCGGGCGCACGGCAGTAGCCGCCTGATTTAGCGCTCTTTCATAAGCTGGCGTTCCAGCTTTAGTGTTTGCCAGACGTAAGAGCGCATTCCTTGCTGCTTTGGATTCATACAAGCGCATCATTGCACCGAAACCAGCCTCAAGCCCCATTGATACGCCAAGAGTCGTAGTTGCGCCAATCGTCCTTATCCTGTTGGCTTGCGATTGCCCCGTCTGAGTTACTACATTTGCGGTGTCTGATCTTGCTGCTTGCTGTAGAACTTCATGAAGAGCATCAAGTTCTTTCATGTGCTTTCCAGAAAAAATAGTGTTGTAAATTTCACCGCCTGACTGAGATTTCAGCTTATTAACTTCAGTGATGAACTTGGCTGGAGAGTCACCGGCCTTTTCCGCTATTTTGCTGACGTAAGCTGCACGCATAGCATCTTTCCCTTTATCATCAAGTGCGCTCCAGATTCGTTTCACGTCAGATGGTTTTCTGCTTAATACAACGGTATTTATAAGTTCAGGACTGGCTTCACTGCTTGCCTTGTTGAGCTTGTTAGCAATGTTTTTATTAAGCACCTTATTATAAACGTTTGCATAATCGGAATTTGCTTTAAGGTATTTTGCTGCGTCTGAAGCACCGAGGTTTTTGGCAACTGCGTTACGAAGGTCTTTTGACATTGCATTCTCTACCATATTGGTAGCTGCTTTTGCCTGGTTGGGGAAGACCATGGCATCTCCCTGAACATTAGATCTAAATGCTGTTCTGTGCTGGCGCAAGAGATCAAACGTAACATCCAAATCAGTTGCAGGGTTTGCTAATTCTTCACGTAGGTTACGCAAGGATGTAAGCAGGTTTTGATTGGCAGAAGTCCCAAGCCGTTCCTGTCTTGCGATCGCTGTATTCAGAGCATTCATGGTATTTGTGGTATCAACTGCGGCATTACCCATTTTATTGGTGACGTCATTGATAACAGCGCCAGCGGCATCCTTCCGTCCCCTTAACGTGGTGGTCAGAGATCTCACCACATCATCAGGGTTGTACTCACCAAAACGGTCAAAATAATTGCTTACCAGCTTACTACGCGTTGCATATTGCTCCGCTCGCTTTGAGCCTGTCCCGAGCAAAGCCCCCTCAGCATCTTGAGTAAGTCCGCGAGTGAAAGCATTTTTCGGCGGGATAACATCAGATGTCATTGGTGTCACGCCCATCGATTCTGATGTGGCAATTTTCTTTGCCACTTCTGGCGCAATATCACCTTTTATAGCCGTTATTCCACGCCCTATTCCCTTTGCTGCTGCGGAAAGAACACCCTGAGCGGCAAGGTTAACTCCGGCATTTTTAGCTGCATTTTGTGCGAAATCACCTTTCTGATTTGCGGCCTCTGCCAGTGATCCAATAGCCATGCTTCCTGCCGTTCCAACTCCTGGAACTAAATACCCGCCAATTGTTTCTCCAGCTTGAGCGTAGGGGTCTGTCGGTCTGTCTACTGGACGATAAACATCATCCAAAACCTTGGGGCCACCAAGCCCCTGACTGATTGCATTAAGCAGACTTGCGCCGCCCTGTAATACGTCAAATGGTATGTTTACCAGACCACGACCAGCCTGTTCTGCAATTTGCCCTGCACTTTGACCACCAGTGAGCCAATCGCCAGCTTGTTGCATCAATGATGGTTCTTCCCGTGTTGGTGCATTATTGGCCTGATTAACTGTTTGTTGCTGAACAGCCTGACCAGCAAAATACTCATCAATGGCGGTGCCAATATCTTCCGTGCTCGTACCATCAGGGAAGGTAAATGTCTTACCGTTTGCAGTTACTTTCATCATTCCACCGTAAATTGAATGCCTGATTTTGACGTGTAGCTACCTCCTGCTGATTGCTGAGTAGCTGGCTGTTGCCTTGATGATTTCTTCCCGCCATTACCGACATTAACGTTATATTGCTGGTTGTAATTGTCGGTATATTGCTGAATGTCGCGCATTGATTGTTGCAGTGCTTCAGGGCTTGAGAAATCAACCTGTGGCATACCTTGAAAATACATCTTTGCTTCTGCAACGGTGTTGATACCGGATGCCCCCATGTCTCTGGCTGCTGCAATGCCCTGATTCTGCATCTTTCCTTGGATTCGCTGTGCAGCGTTGTATAGTTTCCTCTGATCACCACCAGATGCACGGCTACGAATATCTGCACCAAGAGCAGGAGAACCTGAAGAGCCTGTAATGCCAGTCATGAAGCCAAGATCGTCAATTGATGCACCAGAAATTGCATCAAGATCTTTCTTCATTGCGTAATTCTGCGCGCTTGCTGCCGATGTAGCCGGAGCGGCAATAGAACCAGCAGGAACGCGAACCATATTCCCCTCGTTGTCGATACCTTCGTAGAACGCATTAGCCCCAGCGCCGTGAAGCTTCCCGCCTACCGTTACAGTTCTGCCATCTGCTAACTGAACTGTACGCTCATTATTCCCAACCGCCCCTTTCATTGATGCTCTCTGCATCGATAAATCCTGACCGCGCATCGTGATATTCTGACCACGCGCTGTTAGCGCCTCGCCAGCCTGATTGCTGCGGATTGTCTCTGCCAGTCTGCCTCGGTCAATCTCACGACCAGCTATCTTGTCCTGAACATTGAAGTAATCAATCGGACCAAGTGCAGCCATTCCAAGGTGATCAACAAACTCTGTGAAACCTTGTGGATTTTGCTGATACATTTTCGCCACATCCAGAGGGTCTACTCCGGCACGAGTAAGCTCAGATGAGTTGTTCTGCAACCATGACATCATGGCTTCTGGAGATGAAGCTGCGAGTCTGGCACTTGCTGCCAGTGTACCGACAGTGGAACGCTGGTCTTCATCGACAAATTTCATGCCGTTTCTTACAGCGTCAAGCTGCTCAGGATACTGTGATGCCAGCTTTCGCATTGCATCGCGGTCACCAGATGTATATGCATCAGCATAAGCCTGCTGAAACTCTTGCTGTCGCTTCTGCTGATCCATCTGCTTATACATATCCATGACAGATGAAATGCCCTGTAAAGCCTGCAAGCCAACGTTATTACGTCCTGAACGCTCCATCTCGTTATTCTGTCGAATGTATGCAAGCGTGGCGTCTGCATCACTTGCTCTTGGAGCGTTGGAGTTCATGCCGCCTAACCCGGCAAGAAGCGCGCCTGAATTACCAGCCTGTTGCCATGTAGCCAAGAGACACCTCCATTAAAAAAGTGAACCAAGAAGACCGACGCCAGCACCAATTGCTGTACCCCAACCAGGCATGATTGCAGTACCTGCAGCTGCACCTGCTGCCGCTCCACCCAAGGCGCTCTGAAATCCTGATGGTTTATTCGCATTAGCCGCAGATGCTGCCGCCTGCTGTTGATACAATTGGCTGACGTTGTTGGCATAGTTCTGCCCGGCGTTTGCCTGACCTGTAAGAGCGCCAAGGCCGATATTTGCCAGATTGTTGTAGTTGTTCATCTGACCTGACAGCCAGTTTTGACCGAGTGTAGGTGCGATTGCTGCTAACTGGTTTCCTGTTGCTGTAGAGCCTAATCCACCAGTTGCCTCTGCTGCTGCCAGACTCTGATAGCGCGCCTGCCCTGCAAGGTCTTTATACTGCTGAGAGTTGTAATACTGGTTAAGCGCCTGACCTTGCCCCTGAAGAGAGGAAAGATTCTGCAACTGTGATACGTACTGCTGAGCGAGTGGCGTGAACGGTGCAAGGTTTTGCATGTTCGTCTGCCACATTTCACGCTGCAGTTCGATGCCCTTTTCAGTTGCGCGGGCCTGCTCTTTTGCTCCGCTATCACTGCCACCTTTGCAGTAAACAGCTTTGCTGAGGTGCTTATTGGCAATCTGGAAAATTAACATTCGTTAGCTCCTCGTATTTTGAGCGCGGTAACTGATAAATCGTGATGCCTACAGGCTTTCCATTGCTGGTATAAGCATCATCAAGGTGACCAACACGGGTAGCGCCAAGCAAACGGATAATTGCCCGTCCGTATTTCGTGGTGTCAGGAACCATAGTGATGCTGTTAAGGAATGGTGAGTTTTCGAGAAGCCATTTGCAGAATAATCGATGCCCTTGCAGTGCATATTCGCCACGGAATCCGGGGTCGTACACCGCATGGCATTCAACAACGCTATGCCAGAAGTTACGCACTTCATGCACTCCGACCAGCATCAGTCCTTCGTAGATGCCGAGGTATACCGCATCAGGCTTGATGTAGTATTTGTCTCCACTGTCTACGATATTTCCCGTGTTTGCCGGGTTGTTGAGGAATTCTGCAAGCTTCACCGGATTATCGATGAGCTTTATTTCCATCACTGCTCCGCAATGATTTTGATGGTTGTGGCAGTAAACGCCGCACCATTAGACTGAATGGTTAACGTGCTGCCATTTGTGGCAAGAAAGCCGTCTTTATCAACGCTGAAGAACGTAGCTAACAAGATGTTATCGGTTGTTGTCGCCGAGTTGCGACTGCTTACCAGTGTGTCAGGAACAGAGCCGGAAAAGGTTAGCTGCATTGACCTGTTGGCGGTTCCGCTGGGCCACGTCCCGACGATCGACAGCTTGAAGAACAAGGTTTTGTTCTCGTTGAACACAACCATCTTGTTGTTAACGGTGTCGAAGAATGGTGCCAACGTGCCGGATGATGGCGTGAGCGTTTTCAGCAGGCTAACAAGGTTGGTCGGCGCTGTCGGGATGGTTACAGATACACCAGAGTAAACAACCTCTGACTTTTTGCGAGTAGTGGCATACTCCAGAGCATCGATGCGCGTTTCATGGTCTGAAACCTGCGATTCCAGCGACTGAACTCTGGTATCAAGCGAGGCAATATCGCTTTCATTCTGAGCTATTCGTGTTTCATGTTCCTGAAGAGTTGATTCTGCCTGGCTGATTCGCTCCTCATGATTAACAAGCGTTGCTTCCGCAGCAGAAATTCGCTGCTCATGGTCAGCGAGAATCACATCCTGCTCATCGTTCCTGACCTGTGCATCATAAGCGCCCTGACCAGCCTGATTTGCCTTCCCGGCGATTGCACCGACATCAGCTCCCTGATTTATGACATATAGTAGGTAAGACTGGCTGAATATATTGCGTGGCAAAATTGAAGCATCAAGGCGCGTAGCCTGAACCACAACAGGATCATTCAGTGATGAATCAACCATTACTCAATCCTTATCTGGCAGCCAGACAGAGTGACAGGTGACTTCGTGATAACGCGCAATTTGAAGCCGACATTTTTCCTGATGCGCCCGACTCGCTTCCACAAAACACGTTTGTCGTAAACGAACGGTTCATTCTGTTCAATCATCTGCTCACGTCCGTAATTGATTCCGTCAGTGGTTGCAGAGAGGAACAGGCGGTCAGCGTACTGCGCAACGCCAGTTGAAGATTCAACCTCAAGGTCGAACACTCTTGCGTTATCCGCTTTGAACAACGGAGTAAACAACAGGTGTTCCTGTTGCTTGTCGTACTGGCTGCTGATATCGAACTGCAATTTGCCGATAACCGATTCCAGCTTATCGCCGCACGTTATCTGATTGCCTTCGTAAATGAAGTCGATAGCGCGGTACACATCGTCATACAGGCCTGTTTTCAACACACACCATTGCGGACCATTGGCGCTTGAAGATGCGTCGTATACGAGGACGTGGCGCGGAAGATGGATAATCAGCAACTCATGAGCATCAAACCGCAACGATTCCATCACGCCATCAGCCAGTTCATCAGCAGTGTAGGAGCGGAGGATTTTCTCAATGCTCGCGCTGGCGATTGGTGACACCTGACCGGAGCCGATGATGTATACAGACGGCGCACCTGTTGCCGGATTGCTGATGAACGCATACGAATCAGCAAACGGCGTTTTGCAGTAGGTTCCGGCAATCCCTTTCTGCACCATCAGTGATGGCTGTGCGACATACAAAGCGGCACCAACGGTGGTTGCACCAGTCAGGGAGAAATATTCAATCGTCGATGAACCAAAGCAGACGATGAAGTCTCGCCATGTACCTATGCCGATGATGCCGTCCGGCTGCGATTCTGCGCGATATTGTGCGCTGTAACGGTCAGGATGCGATTCGTCTTCAAGGTCAGTGATAAACCATGAATCAGTACCGTCTTTTGACCACGCATAACGCCCACGTAAACGCGTAATGTCACGGACCGAACCTAACTCATACTGCGTGAATCCGCTGTCTGCAGGCCAGTTTGATACGGTTTTAACCGTGCCATCATAGCGATACTCGACCAGTTGACCATTAACGCCTACCGCCTGTGATGTCCGACCATGCGCCATTGATACACGACCACTTCCGGAAACATCACCGACTTCACTTTCTCCTTTGTAGAGCTTGCCACCACACACGCGATAAACAGCATTCTGCGCCATGTTGTACTCGACTCCGCGCGATACACCGTTTACATCAGAGCGTTTGGCAATGCCCGGGAATGAGCGAAGATATCCGCTGATGTTAAGGATTTCTTTGGGGGTTGCCAGCATATTCACTGGCAGATAGTCGATATAGTCGGCGTTTCGAAAGTCTTTGCCGACACCTTTCATAAGCGGAAGTTGCTGAATAGGCATTTATTCACCTATGCGTTTGGGATATCGCCATCAATCAGAGGGAGATCGCCTGGATAATATCGGTCAGATGTAAACACGTCATATTTATTACCCTGTCCTACAGGAAAATCTCCACGTCGTCGCATTGAAGGAACAACCAGAGTGTCGGTCATCAAGGCATCATATGAGCGTTGGGCGTTACTGAGAACTTGCGAAGTTGGCTCAAGGCTGTAATCAGATAGCATTCTCAGCAATAACTGATAGCCTACTGCGTGTTTGTATTTTCTTGGAAGACCTGACTCATCATCAGGTAATGGCTGCTCATCTCCAGTTGCGAAAGCGTAACCAATGTCGCCGGGGTTAATCATCCACTCGGACATCATATCTTCCAGATCATTTACACCATCTTCAATTGATTGCGGCTCAACATCAGTCAGCGATGCATTAGAAGCAATAGCAAACTTACGAAGCGCAAAAAGGACGATCTCACCCTTTGTCAGTACTGTTGCCATTGTCTGCCGCCTTACTACCTCGCTTACTGGTCGGTTTCAATTCATCAACTGAGGCAACAAAGCCCAACTTTTCGAAAAACTGGAAGTCTTTTTCTGCGATAACGGCCTGTACATGTCCTGATTCGTTATCTGCGGCAAGGAATACACTCATGCGATCCATATTGTTTCCTTAAAACATAAAAGGGGCGTAAGCCCCCTTGTTATTACGGATTACCGAAGAACTGACCGCCCATGTGAGGGTTAAAGCACACATATGCAGGCAGTAAGTCGAAGCGCATTTTTTGCACGTTGGCATCGCCATCTGCGTATTTATGTACGCGGATGGAGAAACCTTCATATGTTGCAACAGCAGAATCAATACTGTGCAGTTTCGGTAGTGGGATAGAGCCAAGTCCACAGAAGAACTTGTTATAGAACAGGTTTGGCTTCATTGTCTGGCTAGCAGTGCCTCCCACAGATACGGCATCGCCTGCCGCTACCTGACGACTTACAGAGTTGTACTGCGGGTTTGTAGTGTCATAAATCGGAACACCAGAAAGCGTAACCGTCACATCGCCACTGCTGTCTGAATTAGCATCAGCAGTAACCGTTGCAGTGAAGCTAATTGGTGTGGCTCCGTTATACAACGCCTGTTTGGTCTGCTGTTGCAGCCAGTAGGTATTGGTGAATTTAACCTGATCACCAGCTTTCAGAAAACCTGTAACGCTGGCTGTCGCTCCGGTCAATGTTACAGTGAACTGGTATGAGTCTTTAACTGCGTTATAGGTAACAGTTGGCTGTGTTTTGACTGTCAGTGTTCCGCCAAATGCCCCCTGCGTACGAGAGGCAAGCCCATTAGACATCAGTGCGCGAATGCCGCCAAAATTGGTTGGAATCTGCGCATTCTCCCATGCAGTACGAACCAATTGATCTGAAGCGTGCAAACCAGTCTGCGCATCAGCAAGTCGCTGTGCAGACCATGGATCCATTACAGCATAGTTTTCACCTTCATTAACGCCGAGGTCTTTCAGGAAAGATGCCGTCTGCGCAACATCAGACCATTTGGTGATTGGAGTATTGGGGCTACCAAGTGACAACGCACCGTTATTCATCATGAAGTGAGCAAGCTCTGTTTCAAGGTCGGTAACGATTCGCTGGCGAACCGGCGCGAGAATTTCTTCCAGTTGGTTAAGCTTGATCGCTTCCTCCAGTTGCTGATATTCAACAGCAACAGTGATGTAGTTACCTACACGCCCCGTAGCTTTACCTGAGATCAGGTTGTTTTTATTTTGCCCTGAAATATCACCAGTGGGAGTACGGAGGGATGAGAATTGATGCGGACGTTTAAAGCTAACGCTATCGCCAGTGCTGGAGTTGATTTCACCTGCCAGCAACTGACGGTCTACGGTTTTCGCCAGAACTAAATCTGACATAAAACCCGGAAGGAATTTTTTCAGAACGATTTGACTGACGTTACTGTCGAGATTGTTAGGCATTTATCTTTTCCTTATTCGATTTTTGCGCCGGGGCATAATTTGTTGAATTCGTCTTGTTTCGCATCAGCACCGCCACCACGTACTTCCGGCTCTGGCTTGATGGCTTTCTTTGGTTTTGGAGCAAGGCTTACCTGTTTGCTAATCTGCCCCAAGAGGAATGCTGCGCGAATTGGATCTGTCTCAGCGGCTACACGCTGGCGTAATTGCTGGCTCTTACCTAAGCCATAGGCGAGTAGTTCAGAGCCTTCGTCTGCACAGTGAATGATGATTTCCTGCTGAATTGGTGGTAGCTCACTAAGAACAATGGCCTCCATTTCCTGATAATCTTTCACAGGAAGTTTTGCTGCCCGTTGTTTATGCGCTTCTACCCTTTGCTGGAAACGCTGTTGGTATTCCTGTTGCTGACGTAGTTTTTGTTGCTGCTGCTGTTCGACACGGCCTTTTTTCTCATGCCAATCAGTCAATGCCTGTTCAAACGCCTGTTCGTCATAATCACACGACTCAAGAGTCGGTTTTGGTGGAATAGCGTCTGGTTGTGGTTGCTGATGTTCCGCAGGCTTGGCTAATGCTTCCTCAAGCTGGCGGCGCAACTCACGGTTTTCTTTCTGTGTTTCTTTGAAGCCTTTGCGAAGATCTTTCACCCATTGCGGTGCAGGTTGCCCGTCAATGTGATCATCATCGTCAGCGTTAAGCTGAATTTCTTCATCACCAATACGCAAGGCGTAATCTTCTGGTGTCTCTTCGGTTTTTTCAGGCTCAGTTGCCACCTCTTTACCGTTGTCATCCTGGCTTTCATTCTCAGGCTGTGACTCTGTTTGGATGATGGTTTCTTCTGCATTTTCCTGTGTTTCAGACAGGCCAATAACCTGACCGTCGATGATCAGTTCGTTTTCCATTGATTACTCCTGGTTAACTCGGCATTAAGTCTGCCGGAGACTGTGGTGGTGACTGGAATTGCTGTTGTTGTGACTCGGCGACATCTTTCAGAAGGCGTATTACCTCCATCACTGCTTTGTCATCGATGTTTCTGGCTTGGGCCAGTTTATAGACAGTGTTTGCCTGACTCTCCATCGCATCCTGCTGGGCAGTAAATGCTTTGATTTGAGTTTGAGCAGTTTCGTTAGTTGCTTTTTGCGCTTCTGCCTGCGCTGCTACCATTTGCGCCTGAGCGAGAACCATTTCAGGATTTGGCTGGCTTTGTGCTGCCATTTGCGCCTGTTGAACAATCTGCTGATCTTTCTCATTGCGTGGTTTTGCAATACCAGATATCAGCAGTTGGTTTCGGTTGTACTCTTTGAAGTCATCAAGGCCTTCGCCATCGATATTGTCCAGAATAATACCCTGAATTGCCGGGCGCATTGGGTCTGTTGGAAGCATAGAGCTAAGGACATTTGTCAGTACAGAAACCGTTGCATCACGTCGTGCTGTGTAGCTTGGTCCAACATCAACCGTCACATCGTATCGACCGACAGAAAGGTCATTTAACGCAACAACAGCCCCTGTTTGCCTGTCAACAACCTGTGCGCTCAGGACAGCGATATCATCACTTCCATCTTCGTTAACGATGCGCACTTCACGTTCTGAACCGTACACTTCACGCGCCATTGACAGCCATACTTCACCAGCGCGTTTAAGACTTTTCGCCATATTGTCCAGATAGATAAACGAAGCCATATCTGCTCTGTTCATCAAGTTGTTAACCGTTTCCTGAGCAATATTACTTGGCATCTGCTGCATGGCCTGACTGCCGCCTGTAACCTCCTGAATATCAGCACTGGTTTGCTGTAGTAATGCAGCCAATGCCTGATTCATAACCGCAGGCTGTGTATATCCTGCCGGGGTAGCTCCAGCGATGATGTTGCCAGATTTATCTCTCACTTCGCGCAACGGCAAGAACGCTGGTCGTTTCTTGTTGCGAGCCTCCCAGTGCTTCTCAAGTCCACGTATTTGCTCCATGCCAACTATAGGGATCTGACCGGGGTCTTGCGCTGCAGTATCAGCCAGCATTGATACCTGAAGGTTGTACAAACGCTGTGGATCCATTGCTTTTGCAATATGTCCTTCGACACGCTCAATGTCATCAATGAACCAGCGTTTTCCATAAACCGGGATGAGGGGGATATGCTCACCAGGAATACGTCGAGGTTTCTCAAGGAAACCATCACCATCCACTACTGATACATACACACGACGCCGCTTCACTGAGCGCCTTGCAACTTCCTGAAATCCAGCTATTGCCAGTTCATCTTCAATATCTTCGACCTGATCACTGTCGTATGTTGCAATCTCTCCAGTGATTGAATGTCGATAACTGATAACGTCAACAGACTCTTTACGAACTTCGTAATACTTCGCTATGTAAATAACATCTGCATCAAACCAGTCATATTCCCAACTGGTCATAGACGTTACATCCAGAGAAGCAGGAGGTTTCTTTCCGTATTCAGCCTCATATTTTTCAGGTGACAACGAATACATGCAGAACGCCCACAACGCGTCAGATTTGTCGTACTTCTTAGCGTCAGGGTCAAACCACACAGAGCGCGACGGGTCGTATATTGGTTCAATAGCAATACGCTGACGATCGTCCATGGGGTCGTATTCATTGACCAGCATCGACGTCAAACGGAAGCAACCGAAACCACCAGTAGCAGCGTCGTCAAATGCATTATCGCAAGCCTCACCGCCATCAGTTTCTTCGTAGTCAGCACGGAACAGACCATTTAATTTATTGGCTAACTCTTCGCTTGCCTCTCTGTCACCAGGACGAAACTTAACGGTGATTCTGTTATTGCGGTATTCTGCAATGATGCGGTTAAGTTCAGTTGCTACCTTATTGATTTCAAACTTAGGATACTTCTCGAACTGCTCATCAAGCTTAGTTCCAGCCGCCGTTGCTCCTTCCCATTGACCTCCGGGGACACGAGCAAACCTCGTAGCTTCAATGCACTTTTCGCGCACTTCCTGCTGTGGAGAATAGGCGCGGTCAAACCTGAGCATGATCCGCTCATGTTTTTTCTCTAATGTCTCTGCCATGTTTACCAACCGGAGGATGAGGGAACGTATATTTCTGTTTCTTCGCGGACCAATGCCGGGCAATGCATACACATCATCAGCGCATCAGCCAGGTTAGGAGATGGAATACCGAGCTTCTGCTTCATTTCGACCTTAGTCATAAGCTCCAGCTTCCCGTTGTTATTGAATTTGCGCTGAATCTGCGTAAGTTCTGCAAACAGCTTCTCCAGCATCTTCTCGCCTATCGCTTCTTTGTCGAAACTCAGCATGTCGTCTGGGTCTGCATACTCACCGTGAACAACCGCCCGATATGTCAGATACAGCCTGTCAGCCAGCGCGTAATAGAATTGCGCTCGCTTATTGCGGAATACATCGCCAATAGTGCGAACGTTGTCGCCATGTACGACTTCATCAGCCCATGCTCCGGCCTGATAAGGCGCATCTTCATCGAATGGCGATTCGCTGCCCTTAAACATCGTGGCGGTGATTTTCTTACCGGAGAATGCTTCCGTTGTCTGTCTGCGTAGCCCGGCACCAACACCATCACCATCCCACAGGTAATGGTCAGCACCGTCTTCAATCGCCAGCGAAGTAGCCCAGTCAGCACCCTCGTTGATGTCCATCAGCAGACCTTCGGCAATGCGCTTAACCACCGAACCGTGACGCGATGCGTAACCTTTAGCATCTGGCCCTGTATCTGACGGGTCATGTGCAGAAACAACAGCGCCTTTCGCTTTCCATCCGAGTTTCTTGTGCACATCGGTTGCGGCTTCAAGCCATTCACGTTTGATGATTGCCATATCACTTGCGCTTACTGGCTCACCAAGCCAGATATGACGATACAGTGTCGGATTTCTGCGTTTGCACTCTTCCATCTCCAGACGGAGAACTTCAGGAAAGTGCGGGTTGTCGGTGTAGTTCACCGTCAGCAGACAAATATCATCGGGAGGATTTACGACGAATCGCTGATAGGTATCGTCGAGTATGTTCTTCGGGTTAAAGCTCACCCATATTTCGGAAAACGGCTTGCGGATGGTTGGTATCAGGATATCCCATGATTCCTTCGTTACCGCTTCCGCTTCTTCCACCCAGCAGATATCAATACCTTCGAGCGATTTAATCTTCGTCGGGTTGTTTTTGATGCCGTAGAACATGAATTCAGCATTCGTTCCTAGATGACGAATCATTGAACGCTGAATTTCAAACTCAGCCGAATACCCTTCCCGCTCTATGGTGTCTTCAAGCAACCGAATTACCGAATCGCTGATACTGTTTTGCAGCTCACGAGCGCAAAGTATGCGCACAGGCTGCCGACGCGCCGCTTCAACAAGCAGCCTAGCAATTGCCCATGACTTACCGCTACCTCGACCGCCTTTGGCGACTTTGTAGCGATGCGCCTCAATGAACGGTTCAAAGATAGGATTAATCGAGGTCATTTTCCGAATAGAGTGCTCATCGGTGATGTTTCAATCTGGATTGCGCCGCCGTCCTTACCGACAAGCTCGTTAGTTACCTTGTCGCCATACTTACGGGGATTCATTCGGGCCAGCGCCCATTTGCGGGTATCAACGCGAAGTCTTGCCTTTGCCACCTCAGCAGCATCTGGAATCGCAGTGTCAGCAATTTCGAATATCTCTTCGAAAATAGAATCAGCTCGTGCCTCAGTTGCCTTCGCGTACTTGTCTCTAAATTCGTCATGCTCTGACAGCCAGCGAAATACAGTAGCCTTTGCTGGCATGCCGGGGCGCTTGCAAACCTTAACCAGACTTTCCCCGGAGGCAAGCAGCGCACAGATATCATCAGCCACCTCCGGCAGGTAATCCGAAGGGCGACCGACATTCTTTTTCTCAGTCGCCATATTGATTATTTCCCTTCTGCTTGCTTATCCCATTCATCGCGGAATTTGGATGGGTTGTCGAAACCTTGAGTTGCCATGTTTATGCTCCGGTAGTGAACAGATCTAACGCTTCCTTCGATTTACGCACCGCTTCGATAGTTCGGGTCGTGATATCTGAATTAGCGCCACCTGACTGGAAGTGAATTTTGAATAGCTCAAGCTTCAACTCGTCAGTGCCGATGAATTGAAATGCTTCTTCTGCGGCTGCGTTCTGGTTCATGACCAGCTTGTAAATCTCTAACTGGAATTTCTGTTCTTCAGTCATGGGGGTAATCTCTACCATTGTTGGCTCCGTTTATCCGTTAAAAGGGATATCAGTTAAGTTATCCCGTGTAGGGTATAAGCCATTATCAAAGCCACTCAGTAAGGAATGGCTTTTGTAATAACTACTGTTCGCTTAGCTTCTGCTTCAGCAAGTAACCTTCGAGCATCCAGATTTTGTTTACAGCATTCTGCCGGGCAATCTTCCGACCAATTTCTGCATCAAAGTTTTCCGGGCTTGCACAGGCACTCTCCCCGGTGACGGTGAAGCCATTCTTCAGCACCAGTACGCAGAAAGTGAGCAACTTCAATGGTGATAAATCACGATCGCCTTCTTCTGGTTTTTCCCTGCCACAATATTCGTTGCTGGAAATGGCACCATTTCGTCCATCATAAGCAGTAAAGTAATGCTCGCTTTTAATCACGTCTTCGATGTGCTGCGGGGTGATTCGCGGTGCCGTTTTGCCTTTCTCAACGATTTCTTTTTTCGATTTGATGGTTGTTCATAATTATGACCCTGTAGAGTAGTTGCTTGATTAGGATGTCTTTCCATCAGTCCGCCACCACAAAGAATCTTTTTTGCCATAAGGCTGGAGGTTCATCTTTCAGTGGCTGCCAGTGTTATTTCCCCACTTACTGGCTTGGGTTGCTTCGTGGTACTGCCGTAACTGGTTGCCAAGAATAAATTCCGGTTTCATTATCAAGCCCACCCGTAGATGGGCTTTGTAATGCCTACATGGTTAAATGATTTGCCAGTCTTCAGCCATCAGGTCGCCAATGGATGGAACCCATGTAGCAAGGCGGCTCTGTGAGTTTTTCAATACAAGCGTGTCATTGAAAGTTGGCTCGCCAACATATTCGCCAAAGCCATAACCCAACGCAGACGCTAATTTTTCCCCTTTCACGAGATAAACAAACTGGTCTTTCCCATTCCATCCTGCCCGCTGCAAACTTTTGCCCTGTTTTAACGCTTCCATGGCAAGGCCGAAACTTAGTCCTGATACCGGACGATAAGCCTTTTCGAATACTTCTTTTGGACTCCAACTAACGTAGCCATCAAAGCGATCGGTGTTAGGTTTTCCGCCATCCAGATATTCAACCAGATAGCCTTCGTCCTCGCCGTTTTCTCCGGCAGGAAGCTGCCAGCCACGAAAATCGTTATATGCCTGTCTCGTCATCGGAAAGGCGTTAATCAGTTTTACGCCAATATGCTGGGTCATAAAATTACCTATGGAGTTGGGAATAAAAAGCCCCGCGAATGCGAGGCTAAATCCTGGTTTTGTGATGACTGGCTCTTATCTCAACGCAGCCCCTTACCGCGCGCCAGATGCTCAATATCAAGCATCAGCAATGAGATATTTAATCTGGATTCACTCCAGAAGTGATCACCACCCTGTCTACAGAGCCAGATGTGAAGGATGATGAGTAAAATTATCGCTATCATCGAAGGCATTGCGTCCTGATGTACTCCTGAAGCGTTCTCAGTGCTGTTTGGTCGCGGATAATTCCGTCCCGGACACCGAGAACGTTTCGTCCAGCAACTGGAGAGAGTTCGACGGTGGCATCATTGCCCATGCCGGAGGCGCTGGAGGTTTCGGCTGAGGATGGCACAGGGCATTTTCCTTTGACGAGCACCCTGCCACCATTATCAAGCTTGCGCCGAAGAGCATCATTTTCAGCTTTCGCATCAGCTAACTCCTTCGTGTATTTAGCATCGAGTGCATCAGCAGTACGCTGGCGCTGCTGCATGTCAGTAATGGTGGCGGCCGCCTGCTTCAGCTCACTGACTTTTTTATCTCGCTGTTCTTTGTAGGCGATGGCGTTATCACGGTAGTGATTAACAGCCCATGACAGGCAAACGATGATGCAGATAACCAGAGCGGAGATAATCGCGGTTACTCTGCTCATACCTCAATCTCTCTGACCGTTCCGCCAGCTTCTTTGAATTTTGCAATCAGACTGTCAGCCTTATGCTCGAACTGACCATAACCAGCGCCCGGCAGTGAAGCCCATATATTGCTGCAACGGTCGATAGCCTGACGGATATCACCGCGATCAATCATCGGCAAAGCGCCACGCTCCTTAATCTGCTGCAATGCAACAGCATCCTGGCTTTTAGGAGAGAAGTCTTTCAGGCCAAGCTGCTTACGGTAGGCATCCCACCAACGGGAAAGAAGTTGGTAACGTCCGGCGGCTGTTGATTTGAGTTTGCAAGTTTGCGAGGGTGATCGGAGTAATCAGTGAATAGCTCACCACCTACAATGACGTCATAACCATGATTTCTGGTTTTCTGACGTCCGTTATCTGTTCCCTCTGACCACGCCAGCATATCGAGGAACGCCTTACGTTGATTATTGATTTCCACCATCTTCTACTCCGGCTTTTTTAGCAGCGAAGCGTTTGATAAGCGAACCAATCGAGTCAGTACCGATATAGCCGATGAACACGCTCGTTATATAAGCGAGGTTGCTACTTAGTCCGGCGAAGTCGAGAAGGTCACGAATGAACCAGGCGATGATGGCGCACATCGTTGCGTCGATTACTGTTTTTGTAAACGCACCGCCATTATATCTGCCGCGAAGGTACGCCATTGCAAACGCAAGGATTGCCCCGATGCCTTGTTCCTTTGCCGCGAGAATGGCGGCTAACAGGTCATGTTTTTCTGGCATCTTCATGTCTTACCCCCAATAAGGGGATTTGCTCTATTTAATTAGGAATAAGGTCGATTACTGATAGAACAAATCCAGGCTACTGTGTTTAGTAATCAGATTTGTTCGTGACCGATATGCACGGGCAAAACGGCAGGGGGGTGTTAGCGCAACCTCTTGCCACCCGCTTTCACGAAGCCAGCCATTGCGCTGGTTTTCTTTTATGCAAAGCACACCGCACCGTAGCCACAGCGGATAAGGTGATTATTTTTGTCTGTCTGGTATTTGGCTTGATGTGCTTTCAGAAAGGTCGTGATTAAAACGCAAAAAGCCCCGAGCTATTAACTCAGGGCTTTATTTAACGAGTGCATTTATCCATCGTTAGGTCAAATTTACCCAACTTTATTCAAAAAGTCAATATTATGCCGTTAATATGTTGCCATCCGTGGCAATCATGCTGCTAACGTGTGACCGCATTCAAGATATTGTCTGCAATTGACTCTTCCTTGTGGCATTGCACCACCAGAGCGTCATACAGCGGCTTAACAGTGCGTGACCAGGTGGGTTGAGTAAGGTTTGGGATTAGCATCGTTACAGCGCGATATGCGGCGCTTGCTGGCATCCTTGAATAGCCGACACCTTTGCATCTTCCGCATTCTTTCTCAACAACTCTCCCCCACTGCTCTGTTTTTGCTATATCAACCGCACGGCCTGTACCGTGACAATCTCTGCATCTTGCACCCGGCGTCGCGGCACTACGGCAATAATCCGCATAAGCGAATGTTGCGAGAACTTGCAGTACCTTTGCCTTAGTATTTCCTTCGAGCTTTGCCACACCACGGTATTTCCCCGATACCTTGTGTGCAAATTGCATCAGATAGTTGATAGCCTTTTGTTTGTCGTTCTGGCTGAGTTCGTGCTTACCACAGAATGCAGCCATTCCAAATCCGGCCTGTGATTGTGCCATCCCCATAGCAGCCATCACATCAGTACCGGAAAGAGAGTCAGAAGCCGTAGCCCGTGGTGAGTCGCTCATCATCGGGCTTTTTGGCGAATGAAATTTAGCTACGCTTTCGAGTCTCATGGTCTTCCCCTCTTGCCCTGTCTGACCATCAGGACGCCGTTAACTATTACGTGACGCTCACCTTTGCTGTCTCGGTTGTACTTGAGCACTGTTCCTCTTGCACAGGAAAGCATCCTCGCCACTTCGGTCTGACTGCCTCGTGTCTGGATAAGAAGCTCTGGTATCGTTTGAATTGTGGCGTTCATGCGCTCTCCAGTTCGGTGATTTTTATTCCAAGCCGTCCGCCTGGTACTTTCACACCACGAATTACGCGAATGTCATCGAATTGCTCGTCGTCTTCCGCAAATCCGGCGTGGATAAGGGAATCGAGTAAACCTTTCAGGATGTTATCGAGGTCGCGGCGGCGGGAGTCTGGAACGTCTGCGATTACTTTGATGCGGAGTCGTGATTTGGTGAAAATGTCTAACTTGAGTTGGCGGATGATTTGCTGAACGTCTTTTCGGTATTTCTGGCCTTTATCGCTGATGTAGTATTGGCTTCCCCGTCTTCGCCAGTAGGTGTTCACCGACGGCGGGTATGGAAGCACAAACTGATATTCGTTCATGGCTTAATCTTCCCCTCCTTCAGCAGTATCGCCTGCGTCCTGATTACGCCTTCGAGGTGGCAAAGTCTGGCGTCTTTGTTGTCGAGGTTATGGGTGCGTCGGTCGATTTCATCGTGACACGCGCTACAAGCCCATGCGCCGATCAGGTCGTCAGGCTTCATTCCCGTTCCGCAAATTCCAGCCATCCTGTAATGTGCCAGAACTGTAGTTTCAGGATTACCATTGCATACGCCGTAAATACGTACCTGGCATTCTCTGCCGCGTGCTTCTTTGCGTAGATTAGCCATTTACCTTCCCTCGCAATTGAAGAATTGACTGAAGGTCTTTTTTAATAAATATGCGAGTGCGAATTGAGCAGTAGTTTTCCTTCATTCTGGCGTAGTAATAGTCTTTTCTTTGCTTAAGCTTGTTGGCATCCGCTGTCATCCAGTCTTTTACAGCAAACTTAATTAACCAGCGGTGGCAGAGATACCATTTCAGGTAATCATTCATCGTCTTCTTCCTCGTACATTGAACTATTCGGATCGCTCATCAGTTCTGCGCAGCAGTGCTCACACACGTGAACTTCCAGCACATGCAGCTTCTGACCGCAGTTAGCGCACGTTAAAGCTCGCTCGACGCTTTCTTTCTGGTATTGAAGGGATTGGGATTGGCTAAGCATTATTAGCGACCTGCATCATGAGAAAGACAATCATGGCAGCGCGGAGTGGGTTTTCATCTTGAGTCATATGATATGGGGTACTATCACTGCCAACTTTTCTATGCGCTGCCTTCCATAATCCATTTTCTGGCGCTGGAATAATGCCAATTCTGTTCTCTACGATAATCGGCTCTGCGTCTGACGGGCTTTTACAGTAATCAACCGTTTTTATTGCATAACCAGTTTCGTCATCCCACTCAACACCAACGATTGATGTTCCCAACTTTGCGATTTCGCAATCTTCGGGAGCAAATCCACAGCAAATTGCCACTCGCTTGTTAATTTCAAAATCACTTAACTGTGAATAATCCATTGTCATTTCCTCGCACGA